GGGCCGATGGGGACCTTCTTGACGGTGAAGTTCGGCCCCAACCGCTCGGAGACGTACTTGTGCAGTTCGTCGGGGTGGAAGCCCTTCTGGTAGGTCTCGTTCTTCTTGCCCCGGTTGATGATCACGCCCGGACCGTACGGGCCGTCATCGCCGGGCACCGGAGTCTGATCACGAGCATCGTAGACGTCCTTGCCACGGGTGGTGATCACCGCATGGCCGCCCGGAGCCAGAGCGCGACCGATGCCGTCAACGATCTGGTGGCGGACATCCGGCGGCACGACGTTGAGAACGTTGAGGTTGGTCACCCGGTGGTACGCGCCCTCAGGAATGTCCTCGGCCTTCTGGTATGTCGGCTCGAACCCGGTACGCGGATGCGGTTCGTAGGTGTGCCCCCACTGACCGCTGTGTCCCAGGCCAGCACCGTAGTCGAGAACGCCCTCCGGCCCCTTGTCGTGCGGAGCGCCCATCCGGTCGAAGTAGTCGTGCACCTTGACGTAGGTGCCCATGGTGCCGGGTCGCTGGGTGTACTGGCTGTTCTCCAGCGGTGGCGGGGCGATACCGGCGGCCTGCAGAACGCGAGCCTCGAAGCTGGCCTTCTTCTTGTCCTCGGTGCGGTGCTTGATCTCGCCGCAGTAGGCCTGAGGGTCATCCTTGTCGCGCTTGCCCGTCTTGCGATCGAAACCGGGTTGGTGCCCGATGCCGGTCATCGGGCGGGCCGGTGGCGGCGGGCCACCGAGGAACTCACGAATCACGTTGGTCTCGAACGTCATCGCGGCCTCCTCTCGGCATGTTGGATTCCAGCCAGCCGCCTTGAGCACCTCGGCCTCGAAGGCTGCAGCGGTGTGCTTCTGCACTATGTGCATGAGGTGCTTACGGACGCCGTCAACAGGATGGGTGTCGGGGTCCCAGTCCACTCCCCAGTTGTTGCTGTTGGACCCGCCACTAATCGCCTTGTGCGCCAAGGCAGCATCGACGGCATATTCCAGGTCGCTGAACACCTGAGGACGTGGATTGCGGGGATCTCCGGTGGGCTTGGGCAGCGGGACTGCGGCGGGCGTCATCTGGCCGCGCTCGTCATAGTGCGGACGCTTGACGACGTATCCGCCGTCGGGGTGAGGCTCGAATCCGTAATCACTGACCGCCGTCTTCAGACCAGCGGCCTTGAACTTCTTCTCTTCCATAGGCCGGTGCGCGACGCACGAGGAGAAGCCCTCCTCGGCGTCTCCGGCGCAGTAGTGGCACTTGGTGGCCACCCGGGCCTGACGGCACACGGTGCAGTCGGCAGCCGGATCGACGAACCCGGCGGTAACCAGAACCGTGTGCTCGGTCTTCGCCGACTTCGACCCAGACAGTGGACCGGTGTGCACGTGGTCCATGTGATTCTGGGTCGGGCTGCCCCGGTCCTCCATCGGCTTGGTGGAGCCGTCGGGGTAGTGCAGCTGCTGCTGCCAGATGACGTAGGGGGCACCCACCTCGAAGGCCTTGGACTTGACCTGCTCGGCTACCGCCGGGTCGGTGGTCATGTAGTCCAGAGCGCCGTTGTTGTGCTCGTCGTAGCCGTCACCGCCCGGACGGTAGCCACCGATCTCGGCGTTGGGGTCCAGGCTCTTGAGTTGGTCGTAGAGCGGGCGCGAGATGTCCATGATGCCGTCATCACCGACGCCGCCGGAGGTCGACGTCGAGGGGTCTCCCAGCTCGCCACCGGAGGTGGTCTTGGCCTGGCCGGTGTCGCCCATCGAGGTGGAGGAGCCGCTTGAGGAGCCACTTGAGGAGCCACTTGAGGAGCCACCTGAGCTGCTACCGGATTCGGCGGTGGAGCGGGGATCGCCGAAGCCGACCATCCCGCTCATCGGCTCCGCGTCCTTGTCATAGACAGTGCAGTCCTGGCCGGGCGGGCAGGTGCCACCACCGGCGGTCTTGGCCAGATTGCTGCCGACGGCGACCTTCGACGCCACCAGGACCTTGGAGGCCACGGCGGTCTCGTCCGCCGGATCGAAAACGTAGCTCAGCTCGAAGAACTTGATGTCATGGCAGGACTCGTAGACCAGGACCTTGTCGCGCTTGCCCGTCTTGCGATCGAAACGGGGCAGCTTCTCGCCCTTGTGATACAGGACGTGGTCGCACATGTCAGGCACGTCATAGGCCTTGTTACCGCAGTACGAGCAAATCGTGAACCCGGCCTCGGCACCCATCGAGACAGAGTCAAGTCCGCCTGTACGGATCTCGTGCGCCAACTTGGGGAATCGCTGGGCGTCGATCTCCTGGATGACCTCGATGTATTTGTCGTTGCCGTTCTCAACGTAACGAGCGGCGACGACAACGCCACGGGCTTTGGTGGGGTCGTAGTTCTCGTGATTGACGAAGACCGGCTTGCCGACGAACGTGTGGTAGGACTTCTTCAACTCTTCGCTGGGCCAACCGTCATAATTTTGGTTGACCCGCGCAGAGATGGCACGAACGACGGTGTACAGATACCCCGGCTTGATCTTGAAGCCTTCGATGACCTTCGCGTGCTTGAGCTTGCGCTTCAGGGCCTGCCTGGACGGACGAGGATTGAACTCGCCCCGCATCACGTGCCTGGTAGCCACGACACCTCCTCTCTTCTTCTAATGGCTCGTGACTACGTGAACAGGCCGAAGTCCGCCTCTGCCTCGTAGTGGGTTCCACGCAGGTCCAGCTTGTTGAGGTTGCGCGCCCCGCCGATATCGCCCTCGCGGATCAGCTCGTTCTGCTCGGCCAGGCTGTAGTTGCGGCCAGCCGTGCGCAGGAACCCCTGAGCCGCTGCAGCGATGTCGGGGTCGCCCCCGCCGCTGCCGCTCGATGACGACATCAGGGCCGCCCCGGCAGTGCGCTGGAAATCGGCGACGAAGTCATCGCCCAAGGCAGCGGTGTGGACGCCCGCCTCGTCATCGCTGGCGTATGGGTCCTCGAAATGCGCCGCCGTGCGCGAGTATGGATCGAAGTCGTCAGGCACATGGGCCTCAACGGCACGACCATGGCCCGGCCGCTGCTCACGGATCACCTCGGGGACGATCACCGGCCGCGACCGGTTGCCGATAGGACGGATGCCGCTGGTGCGGACTCTCTCCCCGCCGACCAGGTCGACGTTATGGTGCTCCAGGTCGGTCACGTCGTCGTGATTCCTGCGGGCCTCGTCGGCATACTCCTCGCTGGTGGAGAACTGCAGCGGCCCCAGCCGACCCGATCCGGCGAACGGCAGATGGTCACCGGCCTCCGGGTAGGCGTAGCGGACCCACTCGTTGTAGTCCTCCTGGTCGGCAAAGACCTGGCGGCCGCCGGTGAACAGGCTGCCGATACCGCTGGCGATGTCGGAGGCCATGCCCACACCCGAGCTGATGGCGTCGGTGACCGCACCCATGGTGTCGCCGATGTTCTGAGCACCAGACGCGGTGGTCGTCCCGGAGTCAGCACTTCCCGCTCCGTTGTTGGCCGACGAGGTGTCGGTCTGCGGAGTGCTGGTCGCCGGGTTGTTCACCGCGTCAGTGGTGGCCCCGGTGTCAGAGTTGATGGTCGGGGTGGAACTGCCGGTGCCCGGGCCGTTGCCGTTGACGGCGTCAGTGGTGGCCTGAGGGGTGCTGGTCGACACGCCGGTCGCCGGGGTGGCCGGGTCCGGACCGGTCTGAGCCGGGTTGGTGGCCTCCGGAGTGTCTGCACCCTGACCACCGCTGTTCTGGTTCAGCGGGCCGCCTACGGCGTTGGTGTCCGGGCTGTCGGTGGCCTGCGGAGCCTGGCCGTTGTCGTTGCTGGAGCCGGTTCCCGGCTTACCGATGTTCAGAGTGCCGCCAGCAAAGATCTCGTCAGGGGAACTTCCCACAGCGGAGGAATTGTCCTTGTTCTGGTCGTACAGCGACTGGTAGTCGTCGCCGTACCCGGCTCGCTGGGCGATGTCAGACAGTGTGTCACCAGGCTGAATCTGGTACTCGCCCTCACCGATGGGGTCTCCGGCCTTCGATCCACCGCCGGAGCCTCCCGACGAGGAGCCGCTACCGGACTGACCGCCGCCGCCGCTACCGGACTGACCCGAGTTTCCGCCACCGAGAGCAGCGGCGTCGCCGAACATCGAGCCGCCACCCTTGCTGTCGTTCTGGGTATTGCCCTTATCGTCGCCACCCTTGCCGCCAGCGGCACCACCTCCGGTGAGCATCTCGCCGAACGGGGTGTTGAGCAACGGGTTACTGACGGGGGTGCTGTTCGGGCCACCGCGCACGCCGGGAGCCTTCGAGGGGTCGTATCCGCCACCGGCGAACGGGTTTTCCTTCAGGTTGGTGTATCCACCGCCAGTGGGATTCATCAGCTGCTGCCAGGAGGGGTTGTTGAGGACGTTCCTGTTCTCGTCCTCAGGGGCAGCAGTCCGGAAGTGCACGTTGGCCACCAGCTGGCTGGCGTCCACGCCGTGCTCACGGGCCTCATCGACGGCGTCGCGGATGTCTTCGACGCGCTCCTCCATGTGGCCGAAGTCCTCGGCCTGCGGGTGGTCGGCCCACTCGCGCAGCTCGACCAGCGCCTCACCGGCCTCCGAGGTCGGACCGATGTGCCAGTCCTCCTCGGTCTGGTCCTCGCCGAGACGCTCCAGGAACGCGACCAGCTCACGCGGATAGGGCAGACCATCACGATCGCAGGCGGTCATTACCCGGGCGAAATGGACGATGTCACGCTCGCTGACGATGTCGTCAGGGCCGGTGTCCGTGCGCTCGTCCTCGGTGACGTCGAGGAACACGCGGGCGTCATCGACGTCGTTGACCACCAGATCCGGCACCAAGCGCTGCGGGGTGTTCTGCAGCGCGTCGGCGCGCTTGCGACGGCGCGGCGGCTGGGTCAGCCTGCGCTGGCGCGGCTGGTTCTTCATGTGCGCCGACTGCATCTCCATGTAGGCGGCGTAGCCGTGGCTGCACAGACGGCCCACGTAGGTCAGGCGGCGCTGGAAGGCCCATTTGCCCCACTCGCACGCGCAGCGCCAGTTGTGGATGGCCTGGCCGCCACCGAAGCCACCGAAGGCACCACCCTTGGCGATCATCACCTCGTAGGTGCCGTGGTCGCCCTCGACACTGGCGTAGATGCGGTCCGGAGCCAGGTCCTTGACGTGGACGCGGCCCTCCCGGCGCAGACGCATGGCCTTGGCCCGGACGTCCTTCCAGGCGGCCTCGCGGATCTTGGGGTTGGCCTCGACCAGGTTGCCGTAGTGCTCCATCTCGGGGCTGACCGGCTCGTTGTGCACATGGCCGGTGCGCTCAATGAAGGCGACTGGGTCATGGCGGAACTGGGCCACCGGGTCGTTGTGGTAGTCCGCCGAGGCGGTGATGTCGATGTAACGGTCGCTCAGGCCTGCGCCGACGCCGTCGGCCTTGACCTCTCGGCTGGCCAGGAACTCGTCGGTGGCCGACGCTCCGCGCACGATGCCCTCCCAACCCGGACCGGGAGCCGTGGCGTCGAGAACCTGATCGGCCGTACCCTCCTGTGGCGGGGCGCTGGGGTCGCTGGAGGGTTCGTCACCGCCGCTGAGCATCTCTCCGGCGACACCCATGCCGATGCCCCGGGCCAGGCCGGTAGCCACCGGGACTACGAGTGCGGCCGGGTTGGCCTCGTGCCTGCTGGCCTGCTGCTGCCAACCGCCGGTCCCGCCGTCATACCCCTCGTCGTCGTAGAGATGAGGGTTCTGCTCGCGGTCCAACTGCCGGAACTCCTCCCACTCCGGGTCGTTGGGACCCAGGCCGTAGGTCTGGTATCCGCCACCGCTGTAGGGGGCCGAGTGCTGGTGGTACTCCGACGGCGACATGCGGTCGTACTCCGGCGACCAGCTGGCGGCCTTGGCGAAGTTGTCCTCGAACTTCTCAACGCCGTCGCCACCCTCGTCGGTCTCACGGTCCTCGAAGGTGATCGAGTCCGCCGGAGACAGGCGCTCATCGGCGTCGATCTCGTGGATCGGCTGGATGGTCGACTCGGTCTCGCCCGGGATGGCCGGATACTGTGGGGTGGGGTCGTAGGGCAGGTCGACAGAGTTGTCGTGATCCATCGGTGCCCAGGCCTGATGAGTGACGCTGCCGAGCTTGGCCTCATCAATCCAGATCTCGCCGACGCCATGAACGGCGACCTTGTGCTGTGTGCGGCCCCGAACGGTCTCACTGGCGATGATCTCGCCAGGACCGAAATCGGTGTGAACCAACGCCATGTCGTCTCCTCCTCGAAGGGCCTCTCTTCTCTTCGAGTGAGAAACGGCGTTGTCTACAGGATGAAGTCCTGATCTGCTCCAGGCCAGCGAAGGCCGATACGGTCGAAAATCACTGGTCCCTCGTACTCCACCATTGCGCCGGTGCCATAGGCGGCAGTGATGTGCGGGACCCAGGGGTCGTGCTGTTCGGCGGCTCCGGGGTAGCGGGCCTCCACGAAGCCCTTGAGAGCGCGGAACAACGGAGTCAGGTGAGGGCTGCCGCCGACCAGGTACACCACGCAGGGGTCGTCACCGGAGGAGTTGAACACTCCAGCGCCGAAGATCCTGGCCTCGATCGGGCCGCCCTGGGGTAGCTGGTGCAAGAAGTCGATCAGCTCGGTGGGGTCCTGGCCACGCACGTCCCGGCCGATGTAGACCACCGTGCAGTGCAGGTCCTCGACCGGCTCGCCGCCGGGCACCGACAGCATCTGGGCGTCGGAGGTGCGTGGATACAGCGCCACCATGCCCCCGGTGGCCTTGGCCTGGCTGGCGTCGGCGAGACGCCGAATCTGCGCCATCGCAACTTCATCGAGGCTCACGGAGTCATTCCTTGACGTAGACGGGCAACCCGAACAGCCCGGAGTCGCTGGTCTCCCAGAACATCTGCCAGGTCTGCTTGAGCAGCTCGATCTTGTCGAACGTCTCGCGGTCCGGGACCGGCACCTGCACGGCGTCCCCCTGCGCCTGAGCACACACACCATGCTCGTTGAGATAGAAGGCTAGCGACTCGGCCTCATCGAGGTGATCGGTCTGGATGTCGTGATACGAGATGTTCTTGATTGCCATGACAAACGTGTCCCTTTCTCAAGGAGGTGCGTTACGGAGCGACTCGCCCGTTCTCGACAAAACTGCGGTGAACCAGGGGTGCGGCCTCAGCAAGGTACATCTCGTAGCCGTCGGCCACCAGGTTGATCTCGTACTGGGGCTTGCTGGGGAATTTGGCGTCATCGTGGCGTTGCCGCAACGACAGGAAGTGCATCAGTGATCGGGCGTTGCAGGTCACGATGCAGGTGCTCATGATGTTGACCGGCAGAACCATGCGGGCCACCTCGCGCACGATGCCCGCGTCGAGCATGGCCTCGTACTGGCGATAAGCATCAGAACAGGTGGCCCACATTGCGTTGGCGATCAGGGCGTGCTGGTCGGCAGTGCCCTTCTCCAGGACGTAGTCCATGTTTCGGGTGCCCTCGACCTTGGCGATCGGTCGGGTCTCTCCGGGGACGTAGAAGACCGGATCGAGCTGCTTGTAGCGTCCGGACTCCTCGTTGTAGCTGTTGTGAACGACCCAGCCGTTGGCGATGAAGTTGTGGTATGGACCCGGCATCTCCAGGTCGTAGGTCATCTCCTCGCCGACCTTCTGGATCGAGACGATCCGCTCGAATCGCACACCGCTCGCACGCTGACGGCGATTCTCATAATTGCGTGACGTCTCCTCGCGAGATTTGACGTCATGGCACGGCGTGCAGATCGGCGACAGGTTGTCCTCGTCCAGGGCCAGCTTCAGGCTCTCGCACACCGGAACGACGTGATCAAGCTCCAATTCGTCCTTGGCGAAGATCCCCCCGCACCGATGGCAGGTGTCCACGTCTTGAATCATGTGTCGCTGCTGAGAGGTCCAGATGCCAATACCCTCACGCAGCTTCTTCGAGTACACCTTCGGGGCCTCGCCGTAGGCGACCAGACCGATCCGGCCTGCCTTGTCGCCTACCTGGAGGTCACCGGCCTTGACCCAGCCATCCGGGGTCCATACCTGATGGTCCTTGGTACACCGGAGGGTGCCGACGGTCCGAGCATCGGTCTCCAGCCGCAGCTCGATGATCGGCTTCACGCCTGACTGGTAGACGTCGACCATGCGGGCGGCCTCCACCAGACCTGTGTCCAAATTCAGGGTCCGAGTCGCCAGGTTGCGGCAGCTCGGCAGTTTCCTGTTCCTGCCTAGCGAGTCAGGAACCCCCTCATGCCAGTCGCGATAAATGTCCTTGATCGCCTTGGTCCTGCCGTTCTTCTCGGTGCCCACCGGAACACGCATGTCTCCGGCGACACAAAAGCCCGACCTGTGACGGTGATGCTCGCGCCAGACAAAGATCGGGGCGGTGACCCGGAAGGTGGCGTTCATGTGCTCGAACGGGGTGTTTCCGCACCACATCGGCTTGCCGTTGCGGCGCACGTACAGCGTGCCGTTCGGCACGGTCACGCAGTACACGTTGCCCCGATAGGGCGTCAGGGACACCTGCTCGCGCCGCGCCTCCTGGGTCCACCCCACCCGAGGGGTGATGTTGCGGTCGCGGTAGAACGTGACCTTCAGCAGCGGTCGACTGCCGTAAGCGCCCGACCGGATGTGGTCCGGGGCCGTTTCGACCGCCGCCATGCCGACCTTGAGGGCCAGCTCCTGCAGGTCGTCGATCATCTGGCGACTGACGGTGGTGGCGGTGATCCTGCCGGTGGGAGACACGTGACCGTCACCGACGAGGTAGCCGTCGAGCAGCGCCTGCAGCGTTTCGGTGTCGGCGCGCTGAAGCAGCTCACGCGGCAGGCACCGGTCTCCGGTCGCGGTGTAGGTGGCCTTGGCCCATCGCTGGGCGTCCCCGGTCAGGTCCACCACGTACTTCTGTGCCCGGCGGGCGGAATCATGCCGTTGGCGCGCCGGGTAGTTACTGGTCAGCCACTCAATCTTGCGGTCCTTGGAAAGATGGAACTCCGCCTGACCGCCTGAGGTGCAGCTTCCATCGGCGGCGATGAAGCCGATCAAGGCGGCGGTCTCAGGACAGTGGAGGTCTCCTCTCCACTCGCCTCCGCCCATGCGGATGCGGTAAGAGCGCCGCAGGAAGTCGCGGGCTTTCACGAGCCGATACTCGTCCGGACCGTGTCGACGGGGCGCAGCCAACATGTTGTGGTCTTCGGTCACCAGGGCGTCGACCTGGGCCATCTTGATCCGCACCAGGTCCTCGTCGACCGGCTTGACGACCAGACGCTCGGGCCGTTGCAGCTCGATCTCGTCGGTGTCGATGTTGAGAGTGACGAACTGCTCAGTACCGTCCACATCCGGCCAGAGCTTCCAGCCGTCGGCGGTCAGCACCTCGGTCTGGTCGTCGTAACAGCCGTGCCGATCGCGCATTAGCGCGTTGATCAGTCCGTAGCGCTCCTCGTCGGAGGCACCGGCCCCCTGGGTGGAGGTCCGGGCCGCCACGCAGACCCGAGAGTCGGAAAAGTTTCCGTCGAGCACCTCAACGGTGATGGTGTCGGTGAACCTGATATCCAAATTCGTGCCTGCCTTCCCTGTGGGTGGGTCGTGGGGTTACGAGGGCAGCGCTAGAAGTACCAGCGCCGTCCGCCAACCGGCCTACCGACCCCACCCAGCAGGGCCAGGATCAGACCGGCGACGAGAAGAATCACGCCGATAGTAGTGAGGATGGGGATTCCAACCACCGCGCCGACGATAAGGAAAATCAGCCCGAGAACGATCACGGGAGCCTCCTGTTGAAGAAGGGAAACAAGTGGGCGAGCGCGATGATCCACACGGGGATCAGCAGCAGGATCTCAAATGTCGACATTGAGACCGCCCTCCTTTCAAATAGGGGTGCACCTATTCGTACCCCTCATCGAGGGGTTGGGAGGGTCAGTCGTCCGGAGTAGCGATCTCCAGTGGCTCGGTGGTCACCGGCCACTGGCCGTAAGCGCTGCTGTCGGTCTGGGGCACGACGGTGACATAGACCGTGTCGACTCGCGACACCCATTGGTATCCGGCCAACAGCTCCTCGGCATTGATGCCCAGGTTGTCGGCGGCGGCCCGGATCGCCTCGGTGATGTCCTTGCGGCCCTCGGGGGTGTTGGTGTCGTGGCCGTGCCAGGTGTGCGGCGGCCAGATCACCTTGCCGTCCGGGAGACGCAGGCCGATGATGACGCGGGTGTGGGTATCAAACTCAGCGAACAAGCGATTGCTCCTGTGTGGGTGGGGCTGTGGGCTGTTTCAGCCTACAGCACCGTGACAGGACGTCAATCACCACTCCGGCTCTACGCCGTAGATCTCGTAGAACTGAGCCAGCATATCGTCCAGAATGCGCTTGGAGTCGGGCGCTCCACCGGCCAGAATCTCTGGCCAATCAGCCTGTAGCTGCCCCTGATACGCCTGCATGTTGGTGGCGCGGTAGAACGACGGATCCATCACCAGGTCGCTGACCTTCGGGTGACGGGCCGGGCCATCCCAGCGCCAGTTGGCGATCGTCTCCAGACGGCGTACCTGAGCCTCGACGTGCTCCTCGGAGGCCGTCAGCGACTTGCCGTAGCTGGACGGCCCGCGCTCGAACTTCGACAGCCGACGCGGCTCCTCCACGCCTCCACGAGTGCGCTTGCGCTTGCGCGCCTGTCTGGGGGCGTTACCACGCAGATCATCGGACTCGGCGGGGCGTTGGCGGTTGCGCGGGATCTCAGTTGGCTCGGGCACACCCGGAGGTAGCTCGGGACCCATCGGGCCGGAGGGGCCGGTGGCCGCCGGTCCGGTCCCGTGCGGGCCGTTGGTGCGGTTGATGTTGGCGTAGACGCCAGCAGGCGGGTTGCCAGGGCCGGGAGCGCCCGGGCCGGGAGCTGACAGCGGGCTGACATTGGGGCCTTGTGCCGGGGCCTGCAGATCGCCACCGACCGGCGGAGTAGGTCCGCCCGGGGGCGCGCCGGGAGCGGCCCCATCCGGAGACATCATGGGCTGGCCGGGCATCGCGCCGCCGCCCAGCTGCTGATCGAGTATGGCCTTCTGCATCTCGATCTGTTCCTCTTCCAGCGCCGCCTGGGCCTCGCCCGCCTCGGCCTGAGCCTCGCCCAGCTCGGTCTGGGTCTTGCCCTGGCGCAGCTGCAGGGTGGCCATGAGGTGCTGGGCCAGCTCCGGCGGGTAGGGCAGGTTCTGGGCGTCGCACAGCTTCTGGACCTTGGCCATGGCCTGAGCAGTGGCCATGAGCTTCTGAACGCTCTCGTCGGCCTGGCGCTCCAGCTCCTGGTCGAACTCGACATCGATGTTGACCGCCAGCGTCTTGTCGCTGATCGGCACGCCCATGCCCTTCAGCTGGGCGATGAAGGCCCGCTCCTGGGCCTCGTCGCGCAGGTTCAGGGTCGAGAACTTGACGAAGCCGGGGTCGTTGACGATCAGCTTGGGGACCTTGCGGATGTACTCCTTGCCGGTCTCAGGATCCTCTTCCACGATCTCGCGGTAGATCGGCACACGAACGCCGCCCTTGAGGTCGTAGTCGTAGTGCCCCTGGGCCTCGGCGATGACCTCGGCGCGCTTGATGATGTGGCGCTTGAGGCTGTTCTGGAAGCCGGTCATGATCTGAGTGACGAACTCGCGGTTGAGCGCCGAGCTGGCGTAGGCACCACCGGTGCCGCCGGAGATCAGAGCCTCGCCGATACCCCAGGCCTGCAGCAGCTTGCGCTCGATGCGGTCGTAGTCGGAGTCGAGGTTGGGCACGCTTTCGCGGCCGAAGACGTTCTCGACCTTGAGGCCGAAGTTGTGCACCATCAGCCGGAAGTCGGCGGCCAGCGCCGACTGCATGTCGTCGCGGGCGGCGTCCAGCTCGGACTGATCGGGGATCCACGGCTCACCGTCGCCCATGTCCTCGATGCCCAGGGTAGCCAGCACCAGCGGGCTGTAAAGGCGGTCAGCCACAGCGTCCTGGGCGGCGTTGAGACTCTCCTCGGCCATCAGGGTGCGGAAGGAGCGCAGAAGGTGCGGAGCGCCACGTGTGGCCCACGGGGTGGGTCGGTTGACCACCCGGGAGATCAGGGCCTCGGAGATGTCGAGACCGTCGTTCCGGGCAGCGGCCTCGATGATCTCCGGGTAGTAACGCTGCAGCTCCTCGTACTCCTTGTTGCGCTGCAGTCGTTCCGACGGCGTCTCATGCTCCGGCGACAGGCTCGACCCGGACGAAGTCGGTCCCTGGCGCAGGTTGTCGACCAGATCCTTGACCATGAGCTGGACGCGATCGCGCTGGACGAACAACGATCGCGACACCCTCAACATGTCGGGATTGAGGATCTCCTCGCTGCTCCACACGCCAAGTGACTCGTTGAAGTGGGCCAGACTGGTCACCTCACCGCAGTTATGCACGGCAAACCCGTTGGTCACGAACGAGTGATCGTCCTCAACGGTGAGGTCATACACGTCACCGACGTAATGGGTCGACTCGGTCTTCCACACGGTCACCCAGTAGCCCAGTTCGTCCTCCTCGGTGTAGGACAGATGGCTGCCGGGACGAATGGCGTACTGGTCCTTCTTGGCGAAGGATGTCGAGTGGTGACCCAGGTTGTAGACCCGTGGGGTCATCTCGAACTTCCGGACCAGAAGTGCGACGTCTTCGATCAACAGGCGGTTGGACTGGGTGAAGCACGCCCCGGACTGGTGGGTGTATCCATCCGAGTCCGAAAGCCCTTGATAAAGGACTTCAGCCTGGTGTGCCGAGAGTCGGTGGAACCAGGAGGGGAGCCTGCGAGAGCCGTCGGCCCTGTACGTCATATCACGCAAGACATGCGCCCACGCGGTGTCGTAGCACATGACGTGAACCTCGTTGTTCACGCTCTTGATCACGGCCTCTCTGCCGGTGATCTCCTTCCAGACCTTGGCGGCGCGTTCAGCGAACTCAACCTCATGTCCGTTGAACACGATCTTCGTCGTGCCCTTGTCTGGGGTGCAGCACCCATCTCCGACCACCACTCCGAGGAACCAGAGAAAATCATCAGAGACGATGAAGTCATGACGAACCGGCGCGTACTGCGCCTTATGTCCGACGGCAGAGAAGATGTCATTCGGGCCGTAGCCCTCGTCAGCCATCCTCTTGCGGATGCCCGATGCGGTATTCCCGCGCACACCCGCATCCTTGTTCGGCGGATCGTTCAGGGCATCAGAGAAAGTCTTCCAGGATGCGCGATCCAGGTGGTCCCAGAGGTCGATTCGGGTGACGCCTATGGTGTCAAGGACGGGCACGAACACCTTGTCGGCGACCTGCCCACGCTTCTGTCCCCTGATCTCTCCGGCCGGAATCCAGCTCTTGACGCCGCCACGATTGACCAGCACTCGGTGGTCTCGGGTCATGGTGACGGGCTGGCCGAATCGGGGTCGGATGGACACGACCTCCTCGTTGACCGGCGTGACCGTGACCTTGGTGACAGGGCGCAGCCTGCCGGTGTGCGTCAGGACCAGATCGCCGACCGCGACCGACTCAATGGGCTTGTGCCCGTCGTCTGTCATCACCGGGGTGCCTGGGGTGATGCAGGTGAAGTACTCGCGTCCGAACTGGTCGGGCAGGAACTCCATGTAGTTGAGGTCGTTGCCGAGGAACATGTCCTCGTAGAACTTCTTGATCAGCGGATCTTTGGAGTCGAACTCCATGCCCACGAC